ATGATAGACATATTTTTGACTACAAACTTTGTAGCGAATGTCTTCTCCATAATTTTGAATTATGATAAAGTTTATCAAAAACTTAAGAAGGCATACGCCGTATTGAGAAGGAAGGGAAAACTCTTCCTTCTCTCTTTTTATCTATGAGTTTTCTTATTCTTGTTTTATACTTTCGCTAGTTCCCTCCTCTATAGCGTCAGACCTATCTTCAAATCTTTTTAGTTTTAATATCAATTCGAATAAATATAATGCATTCCTGCTTCATATACCTTATGTACATCAGGGTCATTCTTGTCTTCCGGTTCCAATTCACTCTCTTCACGAGTATAATCCCATTCAGAGTTGTAGTACATATCCTCATTTGTTTTCTCCAAGGAGCAATCTTTCATCAAATTCATATCTTCTCCCCAAACTGCAACTTCTTGCTGTTGCTCTTCTTCTGTCATAAGGGATATTTTGTCTTTTAATTCTTTCCAAGTCATAGCTTAAATTTTTTTTTAATTATTATCTTCTTTCTTAGTTTTGTACCAATCGGGCTTCGGAAACCTATCCGAAAAGACGATTTTATTTACTTCTTCACACTCTATGCTGGATGCTTCCGGCCATAGGTTATTCAATTCTTCAATACTATTGATATAGGCTACTAAGACAAAATAGCTGTCGTTCTCACCGGTGCACCAGTAGGGGTATTGAATAGGCCATTTCAGTGGACGATAGTCACCTTCGCACTCTTCCTTATTTACAAAAAATCTTGCTCTGATCATTTTAGTTCGTATTGCTTGTTAAATGCGGAATCCGCTTGTTGAAACTGTTCAGTAAACCGGTTCGGCTTACTTGAAATTGATTTTCTCTGAGAGGTGCATCCAGCGAGTATGGCTAGCAGACACACTATTGTTACTATCTTCATTTCTACTTAGTTACGATTCAGATAAATATTTTATCAAACTCTCTTTGTCTTTAAAAAGTCTTTTATCCCATTTGGGATAATTATTTCTGGGTACACTAAGTCCATCTGACAGCTTATAAACCATAAGAAAACTATCATCAGTATAGGATATTTCGATGATTATTTTGCTTATAGTTGTATGGATAATGTCATCCCCACTCAGATAGCATACGCTATCTCCTACGTTAAATTCAGTATCTATATTCATATTTTTTAATCATCGTCTTTTCTATGCTTATAAGCATAATAAATAGCACAGCACATATTTATAAGAGCATTGATAAGCAATAGATTTTGTACCCAAATATCAAAACTGGCTATGTGGCTAATCAGGTAGGCTATGAATGATAGCCAAAAGACAATTTCTTCATATTGATAACTTTTCATATTTACTTCTTTTTAATTATTGATGTTTTTTTAATATTTACCCCTTATATTTCCGTTCAAAATCATACTTCCTAAACTCATGGTACGCTTGTTCCAATGTTTTAGAAGTCCTATCGCCTTCCGGTATATCCCAGCTTTTGGAATTATTGATACTATCATCCATGGCCATAGCCCCCCTTTCTTTCTCATACCGGCCAAGCCATTCTAAAATAACAGCCCCGTCTATCCGATCATAAACCTTTCCATACAATCCCTTTTTCGCCCGATTAAAACATAGCTTGAAATCATCAGGCTTAAAGAAATAGTATTCATCAATAATCAGATCAACTGTTTGTGCGACTTGCACCGCTCCGATCGATTTTCCGACATTGAAAAAATCTATCAAATCATTCAAGACTTTTACCATAAATCCACGAAGATGCGTCTCTCCAAATTCTTTGTTCATAGCCGCTATAGAGCAGCTTGGGCTATCAAACACGTCATTTACTGTTTTGGGCCGCAGACTGTTGTAATATGGCATCGGCAAGGTGCCCAAGATGCTCACGCTCGCGTCTCTTGTTTTCGGCATCAGTTCCGGAGGAAGTACGCCTGTTGTTGAGTCTATCTGTGACAACAGTTGTATTGCTTGTTGTTTGTCCATCTTGATATTTTTCTAAATCACGTTTCGCCCATTTGCGGAACGTAAGGTTTGCACTAACGTACTTTTTGAGCAACTCTCGATAGTTGTGCATCGAGACAAGAGTGTCCTGGATTAACTGAAGCGGGAAATCTCGCTTTATCCGTTCGAATTGTTCTTCCGTAAATGGCTCTTTCAATTTAGCCACATTAGGAGCATTCGCAGCAATCCATTGCTTGAACTTTTCAAAATTTTCATTCTTGGGTTTCTCCGGTTCGGGGTCAGGGTTGCGCGTGCCTGCGCGCGTATAACCCTCCTCTCCTTTACAATCCTCTCCTTTACTCTCCTTTCCAGCAGGAGTAGTTTCGAACATTCCCGACTGTTCGGGATTATTCGCGAATGTTCCCGAATTGCTTTGTTTTTTGCCCGAAAGAACGTTTTCTATTACTTCTGCAGGAATTTTTGACTTTTGCGGTTTGTCGATGCGCTCACTGGAAAAGTCCATCACGTAGTAGCTTTTGTTTTCGAATGTAAAAGGTACAAGGATAGAGTTTTCAATCAGTTCTTGCAGCCACCCAGAAACCTGCTGCTTACGAATATCTTCGCGGGCAGGAAAGACTTTCGACTTGATGATAGTTTCATTAGCTAAAATGACACCGCTATCATCAGCAAAGTTTTTCATGCCTATATAAAGCAGACAAGCCGGAAGAGATACGTTCGAAAACCTTTCATCTTCCCAAAATTCCGGTACTATAGTTCTAATTCTTGGCATATTTATACAGTCATTCTTTCAGGAATTCCCATCAAATCAAACAAAGTAGGAGCCTCGACTCCCATTTCAATCTCACGCAAATAAGTAAGGCTATCTTTCCAATAGTCATAATTAAGTTCCGTAGAAAGACCTCTACGGCCTAACTTGACAGCACAATAAGGGACGGTTCCAATACCACCAAACGGATCAAATACCAATTCGCCTTTGTTTGAATACCGTTCAATCAGCCTTTCAACGATGTCCAACTGAAGAGGGCAAATATGATTCTGTCGTTTCTTTTGCGACTGTTTGGTGTTAAGCGTCCGCATACGAACCACATCATCCCATATCCAATCCTTTTTGCTTACCGGATCAACGGCCATAAATGTCTTTGGCAGTTTCCCGTATGCATCCAGCTCTTCAGCAAATGAAACGTGCTCTTCATAGTTGTAGATATGTTCACGTTCGTAGTTACGGAACAAATGCCGAATCTTATCTATTCCAGCACCTTTCATATCTTCGTATGACAACAATGAATTGCCGGAAGACTTCCAACTTGCATGGGCATCGATCTGCCAACGGGCCAGCGAGTATTCGCTCTTGTCCTTCGTGACAGGCTGGTCGGCATAAGCGCGGGAGGTATCGGTAGGCAACTTGCGAAAAAGCAATACATATTCAGGGCATCCGATTCCCATCTTGGAACCATCCTTGCACATCTCGGTATAGCCCAAACGGTAGGTCTGATTATTTTCCCTCACCACGTCGGTATCGACCGTAATGCGTCCCATATATCGGAATCCATGCTTCATGTAATGAAATACAGTCATTTCGCTGAACGGGTCAATAGTTGGCATACCGTCCCCCGTGGCGTTGCCGAACAAAACACGATCTTTCACATGGATGCAGGCCAACCGACCCGGTTTCAAAATGCGCATTAACTCTGGTGTAAGATAATCCATCTGTTCAAAGAACTTATCGTTATCTTCATTGTGCCCAAAGTCATTGTATGTAAGCGTGTATTCGTAATGATTTGAGAACGGGATACTGGTTACGATCAGATCTACAGAGTTACTTTCCATCTTCTGACATTCCAATACATTATCGTTATTGATTGCTTTCCACAACTTACCGGATTTTTCTTCCCGACTGGCGAACATCCAGCGCATCATCTTTTCCTCGGCCTGCAAACCGAACAAACCGTTATGCCGGACAATATCAGTCATATTTGCGACCATTTCCCGGTGTTGTGCCCATTTCTGCATGAAGCTCTTAAATATTTCACCCTCGCTTTCGGCATAGACCAGATAGAGATCAACGGGATGCTGCTGCATAAAGCGGTATATACGGGCTATCGCTTGGAACTTATCGTTGAAGCGGTAGTCAATGAACATGATTGCTTTATGACAATGATACTGGAAGTTCAGACCTTCACCAAGCATCTCCGGTTTAGCTGCAAGGTATTTCAGCCGGCCATCTTTGAAGTCGGATATCACCTTGTCGGCTTCTTCATCGTCTTGTGAACCATAGACAGCCTTACAACCTGGAATCGCTTTGCATAGTTCCAGCCGTTCAGCTTCCAAGTCATGCCATAAAAGGAAATGGTCGTCCTTGTTTTCCGGGCGATTGATTATCTCTACCACACGGGCAATCTTTTCCTGCATGTTATCTCGGCGTTCTTTTGCCGCGTCAGCAAGTCCGAGAGCAGCCTCACGAAATATTTTCACCTGTCCGTCACGATCAGCTCCAGCCGTAGAATTGTCCACATTCACAATCTCTTCATGTACGCGGAGTTCAGGCAACTCATAGCCAGTATCCGGATAACCGAGGTCGGAAGGCTTGGTTAGGAACAACGCCCATGTAGATACCCACAACCAAAACTCTTTTTCCTTATGCGGATAAAGTGTCAAGTTATTCGCCTTCGTGCTGTCTCGCTGAAAGAATCGAGTAAGAGCCTGTCCGGTGTCCATCACACCAAGATAACCAGCATAATGTATAAGTTCCTTGTATCTGTTTGGCGAAGGTGTAGCCGTAGCAACAAACCTGTAAGGGACACCCGAGAACAACGGTAGAAACTCCTGATAGGTCTTGGTGCCGAATCCGCGCAACACGCTGGCTTCATCCAATGAAGTTGCAGTAAAATAGGACGGATCTATTCTCACTCCATCCTCACCATCACGCACACGTTCGTAGTTTGTTACCATGATGTCGGTAGGACATATCATCACATCTGCCATAGTTCGGACATAGGTTACTTTCATGTGCAAGTGTTGTTCCGCTTGTGTTAGGAACTCGACTACCACACGCTTAGGGCAAACGATCAATCCCTTGCCTCCTTTATGGTTCAAGATTAACCGAAGTATTTCCAGCTGGGTGACTGTCTTTTGCATACCGAAGCTGGAGAATATAGCACGGCATCCACCGGCAACCGCCCAACGAACGGTATCTTTTACATGAGGATATAATGTCGGGGTAATTTCTTCCGAATTAATTTCAAATCCTGTTTGATGGCTGATAGCCATCTTATTTCTTAGAAATTCTATATATTCCATTCAACTAAATCTTTTATGCTATCAATTTCTGACGAATCAGGTTCATATTCTTCTTCACCAGCTTTACTATCTGGTCGTGATATTTGCTTACACCATTGCAAACGGATCGGGACTGGATGACATCCAGTGTCTTCAATGAAACCTCTATCGTCTCCAATCGTTTTCCAGCCGTGTCCTTTGCCGACAATATCAAGCATTCCGGCCGCCTGTAGTATCCGTTCTGATACACACAATGGTGCATGGCCTTACCTTCCTGATAAAACTGGGTGACACTTTCCAAAGGGCGGATGATTATATCCTCTTCTTCGATTCTCAATCCGAAGAACTTTTCCATCCGCTCGTAGAAGCCGGCTATATCCTTCATTAACTTTTCGCGCTTACTGATAGCTTGTGCTCGATTCCTTTCCTGTCTCAACTTGGCTTCACGTTCCTGTTTTATCTTTAGTAGTTTATCATGTACAGTCTTCAGGTTCTTAGGGCAGACATAGTGGGCGTTACGCATATCTTTGCCGAAATAAGATAGTAAAGACATATAATCTTCCCACATAGAAGCGTCCTTAATGATGTAATGGTTGCGGTTGCAGATGTTGAACGACGGTTTATAGCGAAGTTGGGAGAAGCCAGTTTTATACATGTGTTTCAACATGGATATTTGCCCGGTCTTGAGACACAGTTCCACATCGTTTCCACCTTTCAACAAGTCACGTATCAATTTTGACGGGGTTACATCCGGGAACCATCGATTCAGTCCCCGTTTTTTCAATTCCGGCAGCAGCTCTTTCCTTGGATAAAGCTCTCCATATATCGCATACAAATCACCGTAATAGTTATATGGATTACTTCCATATTCTCCTTTGATGCTGAGAGGTGAACTATACGCAAATCCGTTACCTCCCATATTAATCGGTCGGGCTATGATCGTACGTTTTCCGTCTTCACGAATCCACTCTTGAACCACTTCTGTAAAATCATAATACACCGGAGAAGTTTCCTTCCGAACATTTTTCCAGCATAGTATATGCCGGATCACCTGGAACCCGCCTTTCACTTGCAGGATGGACATATACGCCTCTTCACGGATCTTCTGCTTCCGGCTAACCTTTACGTCCAATTGATGATGGCAATAAGGGCATTCGATTTTGTCACCCAATTTATCTTTACTCGTATTGACCCACATCTTACCACATTCGGAACACCATAGCTCATCCTTACATTTGTAGGCAAAATGGTCAAACAGATGCTTTTTGGCCCAGTCTTTCTGTTCCTTCGTGATGGCAGGCAGCTTTCCACTTAACTCCGTCACCCGTTTTTCCAATTTCGTTCTCGGCTTCATATTAAAACAGACTCATTTGTTGGACATTTACATCTGCTTTTTTCTTTGCAGGCTTCTTTTTGAGCAATCGGTATTGCTCTTCGGCCAACCGTTTGATAGCCGCTTTACGGGCCGCATTCTTGTCCTCCTCCGTCAACTCTACCTTTTGATTAGAAGAAATAGAGCAACCGGCAGAAACTTTTTCTATCTTGATATTCTCTTCGTCATAATAATGTACGGCCATCCCAAAGACTTCTGCATCACTCATTACGACAGAAGCTCCCCGTTTACGGGCTTCTCCTAAAATGTAACGACAGCATTCATCTATATTCTTTTTAGGATTTTCAAACTTGGGAGCAAACAAGGGATCTTCTGCAACTCGTTGCTCCAAATATTTCTGTATTGTATCTTTGAACTCTTTCATAACTTACTGGATTGTCATAGGCATTAATAAATAGGTAAGTTCTTCGCCCTCGGCTTGCTTCTCTGGGGCAATGAGAATAGCGGTACTGGGAGTGCCGAAAGAAAGTATCGAACGATCACCGTCAATACAAGAAATCATATCTTGTATCAAAGTCGCTTTCACACCGATAATAAACTCCCTTTCTCCAAATTCTACCGGAATGGTTTCTTCCGCAGAAGTGGAATAATCCAAGTCCTGGGCCGATACAACAAGCTTATCATAACGGGCACTCAACTTTATAAGGCATGATACTTTACTTGAAAATACAGAAGTGCGCTTTATGGCTCCCAATAGTAATTTGGTATCCGTTTTCAGTTCAAGATTGTTGGATTTCGGAACAACAGCCCGCCAATTGGGATAACGACCTTCCACATTACGAAAAGAAATTTCGTAATCCTCGAAAGAGATTTCCGACCAATCGCTTCCTACTTTAATTGTTAGTTCTTCTTCAGATAACGGAATCAGCCCTTTCAAAACAGATGCGATCTGTCGGCTGATGATTACCGAACAGGTCTCTGTGCAACATTGTTTTTTTCTCTTAAACAAACCAAGCCCATGTCCATTAGAAGAAACAAAGATGATTTCTCCCGGAGCCGTTTCAATAGATACGGAGTTCATAATAGGGCGCAGTTCGTCTGCAGCTGCAAAATTGATCACTTTGGAGATACCGTTATTGAATTCTTCCGCCGTAGTCCGGATTTCGTCAAGAATCTCTGTCTTTTTCTTTTGCGGGAAAGGCTTCGAATCATATCCGACGACCTCGAATTTACCTCCATAATATTTAATAAGAATCGATTTATTGTCCGGATTGATATAAATATCAAGAGGCTGCTCCGGCAATGTTTTCAGCCCATCAAGAATGGAGGCAGGAACACAGATTGAAAGATCTTCCTCTGCCATACATTCCAAACTGGCCGTAATCCTGCCTTCATCATTGGCAGTCGTAATAAACAACCGTCCATCTTTTATTTCGAACAGGTAGTTGCATACTATCGGAGTCGTAGATTTCGACGGAATTATTCGAGAAAGTTGCTGCAATTTCGCAAGCAACATATTTTTTGAAACAGATATTGTCATTGTGCCTAATTTTATGGAAGGCACCAGGTAAATGGTTATTTATCGGATATTTACAAGAAAGTTTAAGACAATATATATAAACACAAAAAGTTGGATCTCAAACTTTCATTCAAAATCCAACTCGCTATTTCAACCGCAAATATAGAGGCTTTTTCTTAATCTACAAATTATTTCCGCCTTTTTTTATTTTTTCTTCAAAGACATACCTCAGTATCTTAATATTTAAACGATCAATGATACTAAAGTCTGTTTTTACATAACCAGCCGTAACCCGGAGCGGAGACGCATGATTTAGACATAACCCAACAACATCTAACCCAGCTTCAAAAACAACCTGAGCTATTGTAGCCCAAGAATGCCGGAATGAATATGTAGAAACAGGAGGCAAACCACCCAACCTCACAATGTCCTTTATTCCTCTATTCACGCAATCATTAAAAGTTTTATCCGAAGCATATATTTCATTGAAATTAAACAGCCAGTCCCCTCTTCCTTGATATTTAAGAAACAAAGGTTTTACTAAATCCGGAACCTCTATCTCAATATAGGCCTCATCAGCTCTCCGCCCCTTTGTCTTCATTCTATTATAGCAGAGTTTTCCATCCTTATAACAATCTTTGCCCAAATTGTAAAGATCCACTGTATTTATTCCGACCAAGCAAAACACCAACAATGATACATCTTTGGCTATATATGCTCTTGGTGGCATACCTCGCTTACTTGGTTTCAAAGAGGTAATATCAACATCAAAAAAACGTCTGAGGACATCTACCGGCAGCGCCTTCTTGTCTGCAATATTCTTAGGAGGTATCTTTACCACACGAAACGGATCATGCCTGATGCGCATCTCACCGGTATCGTAGTCATTATATTTATCGCATCCGGCCCTAAACATGGTTTTCACGCAATTCGGATAGGCATTCTTTTTCTGTCTGCTGTTTTTCATAGAAGAAATCCAATCCTTCAGAAAAAAGGACGTTATATCGGAAAAAGATATATTTCGGTTACCTAAGTAACTCTCTATGCTCTTAAGAGCTAACAGATAGTTTTTCGCACTTCTTCCCCGGCCTTCATTCTCCATTTTCAAGATAAACTCTCGGCCAAAGTCGGAAAACGAAATAGAGTCCCGGTCATTCTTAAGAAAATTCATAACCCTCTCCAAACCCCATCCTTCCGTATTGACACGATTCAAACGATCCAAATAAGTTTCTATTTGGACATACACGTCTTTAATGATATAAGGGTCTGTTATATCACCATTCCGGACAAACTTAGCTTTGCATACCTTATTTGTCTTGATATATCCTACTTGACGAAGGTGAGTTACCCTGATATAAATAGGATATGTATTATCTTTTCTTTTCCCCCTGACACAAACTTTGAAATAAGCCATCACTGTAAACTATTTGTAAACGGAGCCTTTTATTCTGGCAAGACTTCCATGTTAAACCAGCAATGTAAGGAGGTAAAAACTGGTCAAATAGTCCTAAGTCATTATATCTCAAACAGCCACAATAACCTTTTTAATAATCAGTTATGGGAGATTAGCATTACAAAGAATATGCTTCAGTTAACAATACTGTCTGACATAATCCACTGTTTAATTGAAAAATGAGAATTGAGAATTGAAAATGAGAAGATCCTGCTCATTTCAATTGACAACCCAAGCGCGAAGGTAGATATTTTCATTGGTTTTAGGAAGATTATTGTAACATTTTCCGTAATTTTGCGCATATATAATTATCAATTTTCAATTCATCCGTTGGAGGTACAAGATTTACTAAAACAATATGCCGCCCATCCGCAAGTGGCGGCATTAAATACCCTGTTAAAAAACAAAACGTCCCGCAATATATTTCTGAAAGGACTGAACGGTTCAGGGGCCGCAATGATAATAGCTTCTCTTTTTTCAAAAAGAAGAGGAAGTTATGTGTGTGTGTTGAATGACCTAGAGGATGCCGGCTACTTTTATCACGATCTGGTGCAACTCACAGGAGGTGACGGAATCTATTTCTTTCCTTCCGCTTACCGACGTGCTATCAAGTACGGACATGTGGATCCAGCCAACGAAATCCTGCGGACAGAAGTTCTCAGCACGCTGCAGGATCCGACTGCTCCCTTCATCATTGTCACCTATCCGGAAGCATTGGCGGAGAAAGTAATTTCACGGGAGATCTTGAAAGAAAACACGCTGAAGATCAGTGTCAGCGAAAGGTTGGACAATATGTTTGTTTCTGACGTACTGGACGAATACGGCTTCGAGCAGGTAGATTATGTTTATGAGCCAGGGCAGTATGCGATGCGCGGCAGTATCTTAGATGTGTTCTCGTTCTCGTATGAATTTCCCTATCGTATCGACTTCTTTGGAAACGAAGTAGAGACGATCCGTTCGTTCGATGTGGAAACACAGCTATCCAAAGAAAAACTGGACAGCATCTATATCGTGCCCGAAATGACAAAAGGAAACCGGACCAACTCATCCTTACTAGATTCATTGCCATCCGAGACACTGCTCGCTAGCAAAGACATGGCATGGGTAAAAGAACGTATCGGCAGTATCTGGAATGAAGAACCAATCACCGGGGACGAAGAATCGTTTGCCAACATCGAGCAACTGCGGGCCAAATTAATTACCGGAGAGGATTTTCTACATGCGGCACTTGGTTTCTGCCGGCTCCATTTTGGTACGCGGCCTACAGGAGTAGCCGATGCCACCCTGACTTTCTCAATGGAAGCACAACCGATCTATCATAAAAATTTCGATTTGGTAAGCGAGTCTTTCCATAAATATTTAGAAGACGGCTATACATTATATATACTGAGCGATGTAGAAAAGCAAGCAACCCGTATCAGGGCCATTTTTGAGGATCGGGGAGACGACATACCTTTTACCTCCGTCAACAAGACCATCCATGAAGGTTTTGCCGACGAGACCTTGCGTGTCTGCCTTTTCACGGATCACCAGTTGTTCGACCGCTTTCATAAATTCAACTTGAAAAGCGATAAAGCAAGAAGTGGAAAACTCTCTCTGTCGTTGAAGGAGTTGAACCAATTCACGACCGGCGATTATATCGTACATATCGATCATGGTATCGGACAATTCGGCGGGCTAGTCCGTACGGAAGTAAACGGAAAAATGCAGGAAGCCATCAGACTGATCTACCAGAACAACGACATTATATTCGTCAGCATTCACTCTCTCCATAAGCTATCCAAGTATAAAGGCAAGGACAGTGGGGAACCGCCCAAGCTGAGTAAACTCGGAACAGGAGCCTGGGAGAAGATGAAAGAACGCACCAAGTCAAAAGTAAAAGATATCGCCCGCGATTTGATTCTCCTCTACTCCAAACGAAAACAGGAAAAAGGTTTCGCTTACAGTCCAGACAGTTTCATGCAGCACGAACTGGAAGCCAGCTTTATCTACGAAGATACCCCTGACCAGATGAAAGCAACAGTCGATGTCAAAGCCGATATGGAGAACGACCGTCCGATGGACCGACTGATTTGCGGAGATGTAGGCTTCGGGAAAACGGAGGTAGCCATTCGTGCCGCTTTCAAAGCCGTTTCGGACAACAAGCAAGTTGCCGTGCTGGTCCCGACTACAGTATTAGCATTCCAGCACTATCAAACATTTTCCGAACGGTTGAAAGATTTTCCCTGCCGAATCGAATATATCAGCCGGGCACGTACGGCGAAAGAGATAAGGGAAACTTTGAAAGACTTGAAAGAAGGAAATATCAACATTATCATCGGCACCCATCGAATCGTCGGAAAAGATGTCACATTCAAAGATCTCGGTCTGCTGATTATCGACGAGGAACAGAAATTCGGCGTATCCGTCAAAGAGAAGCTACGCCAGCTGAAAGCCAACGTCGACACGCTCACCATGACCGCCACTCCGATTCCTCGTACCCTGCAATTCTCGTTGATGGGAGCCCGTGACTTGTCGAGCATCACGACTCCCCCACCCAACCGCTATCCGGTTCAAACAGAGGTAGAACGTTTTAACCCGGACATCATCCGAGAAGCCATCAATTTCGAGATGAGCCGTAACGGACAGGTTTTTTTCATCAACAATCGCATCCAAAATATTTATGAAATGGAAGCACTTGTCAAACGTGAAGTGCCGGATGCCCGTATCGCTGTCGGTCACGGGCAGATGGAACCGGAGAAGCTGGAAAAGATCATTCTGGATTTCGTCAATTACGAATACGATGTACTGATCGCCACGAGCATTGTGGAGAGTGGCATCGACGTACCGAATGCAAATACGATCATCATCAATAATGCACAACAGTTCGGATTGTCCGATCTGCATCAACTACGCGGTCGTGTCGGGCGAAGTAACCGGAAAGCCTTCTGTTATCTCCTCTCTCCACCCTTGTCAAGTCTTACGCAGGAAGCACGCCGTCGTTTGCAGGCGATCGAGAATTTTTCAGAGTTGGGAAGCGGCATCCATATCGCCATGCAGGACCTTGACATCCGGGGTGCCGGTAATATGTTAGGTGCCGAACAAAGCGGTTTCATCGCCGACTTGGGCTACGAAACGTACCAGAAAATCCTGGAAGAAGCCGTTGACGAACTGAAAGCGGAAGAATTTGCCGACCTGTATTCCAACGCTACCGAAAATCGCCCCGACACCGGTAGCGAATATGTCCGTGAAACCTATATCGAAAGCGATTTGGAACTGATGTTCCCTCCGACCTACATCCCGAATGACTCCGAACGTGTCTCCCTCTATCGTGAACTGGACAAGATGGAGGAAGAGCGTGATATACTTGCTTTTACCGAGCGTCTGAAAGACCGTTTCGGAAAAGTGCCGAAAGAAGGGAAAGAACTGATCCGTGTCGTTCGCCTTCGCCGTATGGCAAAGACATTAGGTATGGAAAAAGTCATTCTGAAAAAAGGACAGATGAGCATTTTTCTCGTCACTAATCCCGAAAGTCCTTACTACGAAAGCGAGGCCTTCGACAAGCTGCTCGGCTTCATCCAAAAGCATCCACGCGAATGCACGCTTCGCGAACAGAACGGAAAACGCAGTATCGTGATCAAGAATGTACCAACGGTAGAGGTGGCTTGTAATTACCTGGATGAAATCGGGAAAGTACAAATACAAAAATAAATAATATGAAGAAGACAATTATAGACCTTTTCGAAAATTCGGTAAAACAATATCCCGACAATCCCTTCCTGTGGGAAAAAACCAGGGATGCCTTCGAACCGACCACTTATAAAGAAGTTCAGCAACAAGTCTACGCTGCCGGTGCCGGACTGATAGCTCTCGGAGTGAAGAAGGGCGACAATATGGCGCTCCTTTCGGAAGGCCGTAATGCTTGGATCATCGGCGAACTGGCCATGTTCTATGCCGGCGCGACCAACGTCCCGCTTTCCATCAAGCTCGAAGAAGCGAACGACCTGCTGTTCCGTCTTGTGCATGCCGATGTGAAATATATCCTGGTTTCCGGCAACCAGCTCAAAAAGATACGGGCTATCATGGATAAATTGCCTTTAGTCGAAAAAATAATTGTGATAGACGAACTGCCGGAATATAAAGAAAAAGAAATATCCTGGTCCGAAGTATTCCGGATGGGGAAAGAATATCTGGCATCTCATTCTCTGGAAGACTTCCTTGCTGTCGGACAATCCTTACAGAATAACGACTATGCGACGATTACCTATACCTCAGGCACGACGGCCGACCCGAAAGGTGTCATCCTGACGCACCGTAACTATACGGCGAACGTGGAGCAAGCCCTATCTTGTGTCGATATCGACGATACATGGCGCACATTAATAATCCTCCCACTCGACCATTGTTTCGCGCATGTGGTCGGTTTCTATATCTTCATGTCGAAAGGAGCATCCGTAGCAACAGTACAAGTCGGACGGACAGGGCTGGAAACATTAAAGAACATTCCGGTCAACATCAAAGAGTTCAAGCCCTACTTGATCCTGAGCGTCCCGGCACTGGCCAAGAATTTCAAAAAGAATATCGAACAAGGTATCCGTGCCCAGGGCAAGAATATAACCCGTTTGTTCGACTTTGCCCTCAAAGTGGCTTACATCTATAACGGAGACGGCGGAGAAGACAAGGGACGTGGTGTCCGATTCCTGCTGAAACCGCTCGTGAGCCTGTTCGACCACATGCTTTTCACGAAAGTCCGTGAAAACTTCGGCGGACAATTGAAGTTTTTCATCGGCGGTGGCGCACTGCTCGATAAAGACTTGCAAAAGTTCTACTACGCAATCGGACTTCCTATGTACCAAGGGTACGGACTAAGCGAAGCGACTCCCGTAATTTCCACCAACGGCCCGCACCGGCATACCTTCGGCAGCAGCGGTATGTTGGTCCGTCCGCTCGACCTGAAAATATGCGATGCCGACGGAAAAGAACTCCCGGCAGGCGAAAAAGGAGAGATCGTCATACGGGGCGAGAATGTGATGGCCGGCTACTGGAAGAACCCGGTATCAACTGCCGAAACCGTACGCGACGGGTGGCTCTACACTGGGGATATGGGATATATGGGGCATGACGGTCTGCTCTACGTCCTCGGACGTTTCAAAAGTCTGCTGATCGGTAGTGACGGGGAAAAATACAGTCCGGAAGGGATCGAGGAGGCACTCGTCGAACATTCTTCCTGCATCGACCAGCTGATCCTGTATAACAACCAGAGTCCCTATACCGTTGCCCTCGTCGTCCCTAACAAAGACCGGCTGAAGAAGCATCTGACGCACCAGTATCTTGATCTTTCATCCGATAAAGGACGCGAAGAGGCAATCCGGATCATCCAATCCCAGATAGACCGTTTCCGCAAGGGAGGCGACCTGTCCGCCCTTTTCCCCGATCGCTGGCTGCCTGCAGCTTTTGCTATCCTGCCGGAGCCTTTCACCGAACAGAACGGCATGGTCAACAGCACGATGAAGATCGTCCGCGGGAAAATAGAAAAAGCATATGCCTTTCGCATCAACCATCTCTACACACCGGAAGGAAAGAACCCGGTTAATGAAGAGAATAAAAAGGCATTAAATTGCTGAAAACACAAATTGCCATATCACTCCATTAAACTAAATAATTATTTATACTAAACACCTATGTTTTGAAAAGAGGATAGAATTATTAAAACGGAACCTCATTATTGCCGGGAGCCAAGAAATCGGTACCGGCCGGTGGTATGGGCGGCATTGTTTCCATCGGGCCTGAACTATTCATATTAGAGGAGAACTCGCGAACCGGAACATCTTCGTCCACATTCATGAACTTGGCGAACTCGCTCTTGAAACGAAGACGTACATCTCCGACCGCACCGTTACGATGCTTGGCGATAATAATCTCCGCCAGACCGATCAAGGAATTACCACGTTCGTCTTCCGTTATCTTATAATATTCAGGACGGTGGATAAAACAAACCATATCCGCATCCTGTTCGATAGCACCGGATTCACGCAAGTCGGCCAACTGCGGGCGTTTTCCTTCCGCTCCTTGACGTGCCTCGACACCACGGTTCAACTGAGACAAGGCAATGATCGGAATGTTCAGTTCCTTCGCCAATCCTTTCAACGACCGTGAAATAGTACTTACTTCCTGTTCACGGCTGCCGAAGCTCATACCGCTTGCATTCATCAACTGAAGGTAGTCGATAATGATGATCTTAATACCATGCTCACGCACCAGACGACGAGCCTTCGTACGCAGTTCGAATACCGAAAGACTCGGCGTATCGTCTACATAAATCGGTGCATCATACAATTCTTTTATCTTAAAGTCCAACTGTTCCCATTCATAGTTTTCCAAACGCCCGCTCTTGATCTTCTCGCCCGGAATCTCACATACGTTCACGATCAGACGGTTGACAAGCTGGACGTTACTCATTTCAAGAGAGAACAGAGCCACCGGCGTGTTATGGTTTACCGCCATATTCTTAGCCATCGAAAGGACAAAAGCCGTCTTACCCATCGCAGGACGGGCGGCAATGATGATAAGATCGGAATTTTGCCATCCGGACGTCATTTTGTCCAATCCTTCGAAACCGGTGCGCAGACCGCTCAACCCTTCTTTTTGATTGGCAGCCTTCTCAAGCATAACCATCGCTTCCTTGATGACAGGATTGATCTGGGTAACATCTTTCTTCACATTGCGCTGAGAAATCTCAAAGAGCTTTCCTTCCGCTTCCTGCATAAGGTCTTCCACATCGATCGACTCATCAAAAGCCTTGCCCTGTATCATAGCAGTGAAGGAGATCAACTCACGCGCCAGATATTTTTGGGCGATGATACGGGCATGATATTCGATATGGGCACTACTGGCCACCTTGCTGGTCAGCTGGGAAATATAGAACGGGCCACCTACCTCTTCCAATTCGCCTCGCTTCTTCAGTTGCTCAGTGACGGTCAACATATCCACCGGACGTTGGCTGATCGCCAGATCTACGATAGCTGCATAAATTTTCTCATGTGCCTTCTCATAGAAACTCTCCGGTTTCAATATTTCACTAACGATGGAGTAAGCATCCTTTTCAAGCATCAGAGCACCTAACACCGCCTCTTCCAACTCGCGGGCTTGTGGTTGCAAACGTCCCATATCGGGTACTACAACCTGTTTCTGCCTCCCTTTTCCTCCTGTATTTTTTCCTCTTTCTGCCATTTGTTCTAATTGTTATCGGGCATCAAATGTACTACTTTTTATCCGGTTCTCCGAACCTTGCAAAAGAGAAATACGATACTCCTTTGGAGTTTGCCGGGTTATACTTTCAAATTGCTTGATAAAGTATGGAACATTACCATAGCCTGATTCGTAGGCTATTTGAGAGACACTCAAATTAGAATACGACAATAATATACAAGCATGTTCAACCCTCTTTTCCCTATCTAAATGTCAAAAGAACAGATCACATCGATTTGCCGAATCGGGAAGCATCCACCGCTTCATGTTGCTTTTTCTTATAACCGCCGAACTTCCAGACAAAAGAAACCGTTACACAACGTTGGTCGTCCAGTTTCCAGAGGCGGCTGTATTGGCCGGACTGGTTGATTTCCATCGTATGAGGCATATTGCTACGGAAGATGTTGTTACATTTCAGAATCAGAGTAGCACGATCGTCGGCAAACTGCCATTTCAATGCAGAAGACACATCATAGAGATGACCGAGATCATAGATTCCCTGCACGGCTCCGGTAACGAAATAGCCATTCAAATCCAGCTTCAAATTCGGACGAGACTTGGAAAGGGTAAACGTATTATCCATCTTGAACTGCCCGGTGTATTTCTCATTATGGAAAGACAGATCATGAAAATGGTCCAACTTCTCCTGCATACGCTGACCGGACAAAGTCACTTGGCTGTTCCAGAACTCGCCGACCCGGAAAGGAACGATCACCCCTACACCGAATTGCAACTGGTAGTCCATGTTCTCATACCGGAAAACGTTTTTCAGTTCCGAGGTATTCTGATAAGGCAACTGGGCGAAATAATCGGGCACATAGTCACAAAAAGCCAGAATCGTATATTTCTGCTTCAGGATATAAATCAACTGCCCGCTATAAGAACGGTAAGGCTTCAGGGAAGGATTGCCCAAGATAACGGAATAAGAGTTGATCGGGCTTTCCTGCGGCGTCACATCCCAATAGGACGGATAGGTTTTGTCGCTGCTTATGTCCAATTGGATGATGTGCATCGGATTGACCGTATAGCTGAGTGTCGCATTCGGGAATAAGGTCCAATCATTCCAAAGTGTGGATTTCATCCCGTTAGAGGTATAATCCGATTTAAAGTATTCAACTTTCAGAGAAGCTGTTGCAGAGAAATGCGAACCGAAATCCTTGGACACCTCCAAGAAGGCATTTCCACTATACTCTTTCTGGCGGTTATTTTCAAGTTCATCAAGAGCCGATTCATAGCCGTTACCTTTATTATATAGATAATCGATATAAGTCTTCGAAGAGGTGAAACCGCCGTGGACACCGTAATTCAGTGCCCACCCGGTTTCAAAAGTGTGGCTATGGTTAATAAATAGTGCTCCTTGTGAAATATCCTGCTTGGAATTATTCTGCATATCCGTCACTGTCGTTTCATGGCTTTGATCGACAAATGTCTGGAAGCCGGGTGAATGATAACGCGTAAAATCCGCACCCGCCATCAGTCCGGAGTTACCGTCATATTGAATACGGACATTGTGCAACGCACTGTTTCCCTCTATGTATGTACGGCTCAGGCGTTCTTCCACCGGCTGTCCGGATTTCAATGCCTGGAAGGTTGTAACGGCCGCCCGTTCAAGATCGGATTTGCCGGCCGTAAGATAGTAGGCGGCAGAGAGCCTGTCGTCATTTTTGAAAGTATAGTCCATACCTAAACGCATCGTTCCATCTATGCCGCTCCGGGTGCCACGTCCCGATTGGTTGACCTCCGTTACCTGATCTTTCAGGGTATGGAGGGCCTGGATCTCCTCTCCCATATAGTTCCGTCCCTTAGCCCCATTGGCTAAGAAATCTATATTGAAACGAGATGTGGAGTAAAGCAAGTTGCCATGGACTTTCCCCTCCGCATAATGGCGCTGCAAATAATCGACACCGGTTTCTCCTTGCAAAGTATTCTTTTCGACAGTTTCCTTATCTAATACGACATTGATCATAGCTCCTTTGATATTATACTTGGCTGGTGCATTATACATGATCTCTACGTTACATACCCGCGAAGCAGGAATTGTCTTCAGCAAACCGACTAACTGATCGACCGACATCGTGGTCAACTGCCCATTGATCACAATGCTCGGACTACCGGCTCCCAACAGTTGGACAGCATCGTCCGTACTGATCACACCGGGTATCTGTTTCACCACCTCGAACGCATTACTGACCGCCTTATCTTTCATCAATTGGGGCACGTCGTATCTCAAAGCGCCGTTTTCCACTTTGACCTGCGGACGTTCGGCTTTTACCACAACGCCTTCCAGTTCATAATCTTTTTCAGTCAGGCTTATCGTACCGGCATCAGCAGTCGAGATTTTTTTACAAACCGGCTCGTACAGCAGATGCTGGAACAACAAACGATAGTTCGGACCGGCTTCCTTGTTCAACATGAATGCCCCGAGACTATCCGTAACGACTGCATCTATATAAGTAGAATCCAATGTTTGCAACACGACAGCCACCCCGTCTACCGGTCGTTCTTCTTTATCGACCACTTTTCCATGAATCCAGTTCTGCGCTTGTAACATCCCATTACCGGCAGTAAGTAAAACCAGAGAGTAATAAAGTATTCGTTTCATTTTCATTCGTTTTTTTATCAACACTGCAAAGGAAAAGACTTCAAAGGAGAAACTATGTTATCACTCGCTTACGGAGTGTTATTTAGTATTATCGCCGAGATAAGGAGCAATAAGACCGGTAGCTTATCCGATTACCGACCCCGTTTTGTCAGCCAAACTGAGGGAAACAGGAAAATGCGATAAACCTCAACTTCCGGAGAGTCTAATATTTACGAACAATGCCGAGCGCTCATTCTAATATACTAAAAGCCTGTTTAAATTTTGCATTTGTTGGTTGTGAGAGTTGTATTGAGGATGTTTTTCTGTAGGAGATGCCGTCTTTTTTGTTGAAACACGT